GTCCTGGGCAGGAACGGAGGGATGCCAACTTTCCTTAACTGCTCATGCGCGCTCGGATAAGCACACATGACAAGCCGACGGACGGTTTCCCGAGGGAAACCTAGCTGGATATATCCATCAGTCACCTCTCCAGCCATCACCCAGTCTGGGAGATGGGTGGCAGGCCTTGATGAACGTCCGCTTCCCGACTCCTCAGGTGCATCCTCAAAGAGGGACCTGAGAGGGAGGGAGAGCTCGCGATCCACCGAAGGTTTAGAAACAAAGTCGTCTTTCTCGACTGGAAAGACGTATTGATTTCCGAGGCGAACTGGTTCTTTGGTTACCAACTTGCGTGTTGGACCAGAGAACGAGAAGAGCATCTCAAGGAAGACTCCTCGACTCTTGCTGCGCATATGTTTGCCAGGAGACAGTTCTCCACCGCAAAGCCGGACCAGTCTTTCGTACTGATCCAGTACCACAGGCGGAGCGACTGCGATGAGATCATCACCGCAGATGCACGCCGAGGCCCAAGCCTTCCGAGGAAGGCGGGACCGTTTAAGCGCCTCTTTCCACCAGAATAGGTGGATAATCGACAAGAGGCACCACGTGGTGGGGAGACCCATAAGGATCCCTCTCGTACTGAGGAACGTGGTTCCATCAGGATAAGAGAGTTTCTGACCCTGGGTACATAAGCACAGCCCCCAAAGCTCTACTATAGAGAAGCAGCCTGAGTAGGCTAAACCTTCTACTATAGCGTGCACCAAATCTAACGGGAGTAAGTCTGAAGCCGCCCTAAGGTCGGACGACAATACAGCTCCCGTACAGCGGCCAAGCCGACTGATCAGGTCAGCTTCCGGGATACCATTCAATGGTCCCGCGGTCTCTGGAGTTCTCTTGAGCCCCAGAATGAGGCGCCGCCTGGCGAGGTGTCCGAGGACAACCACGCCTGCAGGAGATTTGGTGACAATCCTGTTCTTCAAACCTCTTTCCGGGACTGTCGCGACTATGCCCAATGGGCAAGGAACCGCGGTCCATGGAAGAGTGAATTGAGGCCACAGGTCTTCTCTGCACACCAGTCGATGTAGGCGGGACCGAGCGTCAACCGCCTCCATAAAGGAGGATCGAGGGGGAGGTGCTACCTCCTCCTCTTTCTTCTCCTCTAGGGGGACGATCCTTAATTGATAAGGGGCGTCGCGGTAGCCAGTCGTAACAGACTGGTCCGTTTCCGGAAGAGTGTGCGGTGAGAATTCCCTAAGAGCTTGGGAAACACCGATACCTCCGATCACCTCGGTGAGGGGCGCCCAAAGGACGTCCACCTCATCAGGTGTCAAGGAGAAACCGGTATCAGAAGTCCAGGAGCGAATAGCTTCTTGCCACCACCTCAACTGACCACCTTCACGGCGAGTATACTCCACACAAGCTGACGTTGATACGTTCAACATGGTTGGAAGTGTATCGTCGAGTCGGGGAAGATAAGACCGAGCCCATCCGTAAGCGAATTGCTTAGCGGATGCGAGGATATCTTCCCGGGTCTCGAAGGAGCTTCCCAGGTCAACCTTATGTTGCCTGAGTTGCTCCTCCTCTGATCCCGGTTCAGGGAATGGCAGCGCACGTTTCACGAAAGAAAACTGTGCTAGGGCGTGTTGGTAAAGATCACCCCGAAGGGGCTTTACTATCCACCCAAGTAAGAAGCTTCGTTCTTCCCTTTCCTTAACATTCCACGACTGGGTTTCGGCCTCAAGCCAGAGCTCTCGGGCATCTTGAAATGCCTTCTTGCACTGATTGAGGAAAACCTCCTCGGATACTGAAGACGCCCAGAAGGCGATTTTCTTCATTACCCGGCGGAAGTGAAAACCAGTCGCATCGTCGAGTGACTCATCGTAAAGTGCTACAATTGCAGCCCAGATGGCCCGAAGGCCACTGATCTTACGACGAGTCATGCAGTCACCCACGCGGTTAAGTAAGTCGTGCCTAAACAACAACGAACCCCCCTTGTGGGGTGAAATTGGATCGGGGAAGTCCATATAGGACAACCTCGGGGGTTCCGACATGCTATTCACCGCCATGGGCCCTCCTACGCTTCCTGAGAAGGTGGAAGGTACCTGTCGATTCGGTTGTGGTTTCA